CTAACGCCCAGAAAACATGGCGTGCCAACACTGAGCGTGCAGGCGAGATCGAAAGCGCTTTGACCGATGGCATCGTGTACAACAGCTATGGTGACTTCATGGGCTACGGCGACGACTTCATGGGCAAGATGGCTGAGTCTTTTTACAAATGGGGCAAGTTATCACCCAAGCAATGCGAGGCCATTCTGAAGGGCATTGACGCTCGTGCCGCACGCCGCGCAGAGTGGGCTGACAAGAAAGCCATCATTGATGCCAACCGTGAGCACATTGGCACCGTGGGCGAGAAGACCACCATTACCCTGAAGGTTGTCCACGTCGTGGTGTTGGACGGCACCTACGGCACCACCTACATCAACATCTGCGAAGATGCAGACAACAACACCATCATCTACAAGGGAAATGCTAAGGGCTTTCCTGAGAAGGGCGAGACCGCCACGGTGATCGCCACCATCAAAGAGCACGGCGTGCGCGAAGGCGTGAAGCAAACAATCATCCAGCGCCCCAAAGTCATTGCCATGGAGGAGACAGCATGAGAACACACCAGCAACTGCTGGCTGAGATCAAGATGCGGAAGGAGCAAGGGCTCCCCCGCATTGAACTGACGGCAGAAGAGCGTGCCGAGCAGTTTGGCGACACCACATGGGCAGACCGCGATCCCTATGCATATGAGCAGGGACTGGTCGAGCGCATGGAGCAAGGCTTGCCAATGTCGATTGCCGATAAGCGCCGGGCAAAACAATATCTCAAAGCACAAAGGGAAACAGCATGACACGCAAACCAGCGGCACCAAAGGCCGCACCCAAACCCACCGAAGAGAAGCAATATCGCATGCCTGTCGAAGTCCATGAATGGATAGAGCAGGCCAACAGCCTGATCAAGTACCAGAAGACGGAGATCACCGACCTCAAGACAGAGGTCAAAGAACTCAAGGCATACAAGGCATGGGCATCCAAACGATTAACAGAGTCAGACAGAGACTGACATAACGCCCTTCACAAAGACACAAGTTAGAGAGTACACTTCAGTCCTACGCTGAGATATGCGTGTGAAAGGACTGAAATATGACCGAGCAAACAAAGTTAGCAAACGCTAACAAACAGAATAAACAATTCAAAAATATTGGGAATTACTATGGCTACAGCGAATAAAGGCGCTGGCAGACCAGCAGGAAGCCCAAACAAGAGCACAAACGCCGCACGACAGGCCATAGCCACCTTTGTCGATGGAAACGCTCACAGGCTCACTGAGTGGCTCGACCAAGTAGCACAAGGTGTGAAGGTGTACGACCCTGAGACGGAGTCGGACAAGTACATCGTGCCACCAAACCCGGCAAAAGCATTCGACATGTTCCAAAGCGTGGTTGAGTACCATGTGCCTAAGCTTGCAAGAATGGAAGTGGCAGGTGATCCAGATGCACCAGTGAGGGTTGAAGGAGCCTTTGACATATTCGACGAAGTGCTCAAGCTATATGCAAATCAGCGACAGATCGAATGAGCGACATCATCAGCATCTTGTCCAGCAAGGAAATCCGCGAGCGCTTCAAGCGGCTGGATCCACGGGAACAACTGACATTCCAATGGCGTGCCGACTGGAACAAGAAGGCGCACAAGTTCCAGTTGGAACCACCGGGTGCTTGGACAATATGGTTGATGCTGGGTGGACGAGGCTCAGGCAAGACACGCACCAGTGCTGAGACACTGGGATACTGGGCGGCAAGCGAGCCCGGCACACGCTGGCTGGTGTCAGCCCCCACAAGCTCAGACCTCAGGAACACCTGCTTTGAAGGCGAGTCAGGATTGCTCGCGGTGATCCCCAAGGAACTGGTGGTGGATTACAACAAGAGCCTGCACCAGATCAAGCTGTGGAATGGCTCGCTGATCACAGGCATCCCTGCGTCCGAGCCTGAGCGCCACCGTGGTGGACAGTATCACGGCGCATGGCTGGATGAGTTGGCGGCATGGGACTACATCCAAGACACATGGGACATGATTCAGTTCTGCGTGCGATTGATGGGCAAGCGCGGCACCAAGATCATTGCGTCCACCACACCCAAGCCAAAGCCACTGATCATGAGCCTGCTGGATCGGGACGGTGACGACGTGGTGGTAACCAGAGCATCGACCTACGTCAACATTGCTAATCTAGCGCCAGCATTCCAAAAGCAGATCCTGCAATATGAGGGCACCAAACTGGGTGATCAGGAGATCCATGCCCAGTTGATCGACCCAGAGTCAGGCGGCATTGTGAAGCGGGACTGGTTCCGCCTGTGGCCTGATGGCAAGCCTTACCCCAAGCTGGAGTACATCATCCAGTCCTATGACTGCGCGACCAGCGACAAAACCTACAACGATCCCACTGGCTCCATCACGCTGGGCGTGTTCAAGCCAATGGATGGCGGCATGAGCGTGCTGGTGCTGGACTGCTGGCAGGAGCATCTGCAATACCCCGACCTGCGCCCCAAGGTCATCGACGAGTATGAGACGGTGTACGGCGAAGGCCGCGACCGCAAGCTGGTGGATCTGGTGCTGGTGGAGGACAAGAGCGCAGGCATCTCGCTGATCCAAGACTTACAGCGCGGACACATACCAGTCCATGCCTACAACCCCGGCAAGGCTGACAAGATCCAGCGCCTATCCATCGTTGCCAACATCATCAAGGCTGGGCGCGTGTGGGTGCCTGAGAGCGGCAAGAACAAAGGCTTTGTGCGCGACTGGGCAGAGGGCATGGTGAGCCAGATCTGTTCATTCCCTGAGGGCACCGAACACGACGAGTTCGTTGACTGCATCAGCCAAGGGCTCAGGTATCTGCGGGACGCTGGCTGGATCAGTATTGACGCACCACCACGGGATGAGATCCTGCCAGAAGACATCAGCGACGCAGAGATCTACAACATGAAAGGGCGACAGAACCCTTATGCGGCCTGACAATACTAATCAGTTTAGTAATCACAAACACTTACAAAGGGGTTATCATGAGCGAAGGAGATTTCTTGTATGTCGATCAAACCGAGCAGTCTTACCAAAGGATTGTCAACATGGACGGAGTCCGCACCACGGTGTGTGAAAACCGATTTGAGATTGCCACTCTTGCTACAGCCGAAGTCAACGAGCAAGTTGCAATCCACGCGCTCAAAGACTGGCTCAGGTGGCGCAAGCATCAAGCTGAGTTGCGAGAGCCTAGCGGTGTGTCAGAGTGATGGTCGTTGCGACGATTGTCCGCTGATAGGATAATGCCCGAATGAATAAGTCCATCGAACAGATCAAGCGTGAGTTGCGTGAAAGGCCTGCTATGGGCATCAACGTAAAGTCGGACACCAAAGCAGGTATGAGTTACGCTGATTTAATTGTCGATGGCAAGAAAGTATTTGAGTCACGCAACAGCGACACACTGCGTCCCTATGTTGGTAAGCGTGTGGCAATTGTCAGGACAGGTGAAGGCCCAGCCAAAGCAATTGGCGAAGTAACAATCGGGGAGCCCATGGTGGTGAACAAGAACAAATTTCGCAGTATGGAACCGCATCACATGGTGCCGCAGGGCTCACAGTTTGATATCAACACCAGCACCAAGCATCTATACCCCATGCACAACCCGACGCGATATGAGACCGAGCACGACGTTGGACATGGCATCATTGCACGCAGAGTGATACACAAAGCCACTGGTGGCTCATTGCCATCAGGCCCACCACCTGACATAGCCGCCAAGCTTGCCGAGCTTAAAGAGCAGATGCGCCAGCAAGGCCAAGACTTTAATCGCCGCATGCAAGGCGTTGCCAACATGGAGAAGATGTCTGGCCCGGTGAAGTTGCTGACGGACAAAGCCAAGGGCGGCAAGATCGAAGTGCGCCCCACAGTGTTTGATGATGCGGCAAGCCGTCGCAACCCCAATATAGAGTCAGCCGCTCAAGCACTGGCTGAAGGCAAGATCACTAAGGCAACCTACGCCAAGATCGTGGCGAATGAAAAGCCTGTAAAGCCATATGACTTCATACCCAAGCCTGCCACTGAAGAAGATGCATTGAGAGCTGTTGGCGAAAAGAAAATGGATAAGTGGAAGGCGCATGAATCATGGCCTGCTGGTCGTCGCGTTGGTCTTCGGTTGGACATACCATCGTATGAGCGTCATGGTGTATGGATGAACACAGTCCACGATGAAGAGGGCAGTGGCGAGCACAAACTACCCACTTCGCATGGCCCAGTTTCCTCCGTGCGTAATGCGACATTTGAAGGCTCACCAGATAAAGCAATCCGCGTTGCAACTGGCGAGATGAATAAGAACTCATTTGCCAAGATCAAGGGTGAGCTTGAGCACATTGATGAAGACCAAGCCGTCAAGCATTTCCAGAAGTTCCTGAACCACCCCGACTATGTGCAAGTAGGGTACGACCCGCGCCGTCACGGTGACTTTTATGACCGCAAAACTATGAAGCCTGTGACCCACTCTGAGCATGTTGTTCAGATTGGCCCACTGGTGCTGGCGAAGAAGCCTATATATAGCAAACGCACGCTGTACGCCAAGGGTGGTGTTACCCACGCCCACCATTTACAAATTGAGGAACGCCCACTATGAAGAAGCTTGTTGGTGAAGGCAAGCCATTCCACTCTGCGGTGGACAAAGCCGCAGGCATGATGAAACGCAAGGTGGGCACTGGTGCCGAGTTCATGAAGGAACTGATGGGCATCACTGGCATCAAGCCTACCGAGCTTCAAGAGCGCGGCCTGACGGACGTTATGGGTATGCCTCGCATGACTCACGACCAGTTTATGGCAAATTTGTCTATCCGACCTGCGCCAGAGATTGGTGAGAAAGTTCTTGG